ATTACTGTAATGAGTTTCAATGCAATAATTGCATTGTTTTCAAATGGAAAGAAGAGTGTCAGAGGTGATGAAAAAAATGACAAAATATGAAGTTAAAGCAGTCGCAAGTGACTATGGCATTTTTGAAAACGGAGAATTAAAGCTTATCGTTATTTCTCAAGCGAATGCACTGATGATTAAGAATGTACTTGAACAAGAGTTAAAACATAAAGTTGTTATTAAGGATTTGTTAGAGCCGAAGAAGAAACCCAAGCGTAAGTTTAGGACTATGACTTATGGTGAGTTTTGTGAAAAATGGTTAAAGCAATATTATTGTTGTGCAGACGGTATTCACGAAACGCTTAAAAATGTTTGTCCGTTTTATGGGCTTAGTAAAGCTACTTTGTGTGATTACAACGAAGTATATACACAAGAACCGTGTAAACTGCCAAACGGCAAATACATATTGATTGAAGATTGCAATACAGAGGTGAAAAAATGAATAAGGAGTTTACTAATTTTTTTGTTTTTATTGGAATACTATTTTCGTTGGGAGTATTAGGACTTATTTTAATCGGAATATTTGATTTCATTAAACAAAAAATTGATGAGTTAAAAAATTATCACAGAATTAAGCATAGATTTGACAAGCCACCGATTGCCGATTGTTATTGCATAGATTGCAAGTCTTACAATCGTAAAAATGAGAGATGTTATAGGCTTAACCGAAGCACAGCAGATAATTGGTTCTGTTGGAATGCAGAACCGATTGATGTTGAAACGGCAAAGCAGTTAGAAAGCGAGGTAGAAGAATGACAATACAAGAAGCATTGAAAATTTTTGAAAATGTAAGACCACAGAAAAATAGAATAATTATTGAAGCTTTAAATACTATTAAAACTGCTGTAAAAAAGCAAATACCGAAAAAGCCTATCACAGAAACGGTAAATCGTGGTATATCAGTATCGGGCGAATATGACATTGATTTTAACTATCTTTGTCCAAATTGCAACACTGTTGTTGGTGACTATGAAACCAATGATGTTTTTTATGAATTTTGCCCCGAGTGTGGACAAGCTTTAGAACGGAGTGATATTAAATGATTTTAGTAATTTTGATGTTTTTGTTAATATGGTGTGTTGCTTCGTGGTTTATTGATGAAAAAACAAATTTTGATTGTTGGCTTTTCTGTATTTTTGGCATAATACCACTTGTTATTGGTGTTATTGTAGCGATTTCTTTAATTGTTCAAGTTTCAAATTTGAGCGTTATTAACGAAAAGATTGCAATGTATGAACAGGAAAATACAAAAATTGAACAGCAAATTGAAACCGCAGTAACAGCCTATCAACAACACGAAAAAGATGTTTTTACAGAGGTAAAGCCTGATAGCCATATACAGTTAGTTTCTATTTATCCTGAACTAAAGAGCGATACCTTAATAAGAGAACAGATTAAAACTTATCAAAGTAATAACAAAAAAATTAAAGAATTAAAGGTAACAGCGATAAATGGCAATGTAAAACGGTGGTGGCTGTATTTTGGTCACAAAGATGTTAAATATTAGAAAGGAGTGAGGTAGAAGAATGACAACACAAGAAGCATTAGACTATTTTATTAGAAGAAAAGCGCAATTAGGAATTTCTGATAAAATTCAGCAAGCGGAAACATTAGCGATTTCTGCTCTTGAAAAGCAGATACCTAAAAAACCGATATTGAAAGAATATGGTTTTTTTGGCCCTTATCCATTTTGCCCTTGGTGTGATAATGCCCTTATAAATACCCGAAATGATAGTTGGCATAAGGAAAAATTTTGCCCTAACTGTGGACATGCTTTAAAACGGAGTGAAAATAATGACTGAATTTGAGTTTGAAACACACAGAGTAGATATGCTTTATAAAGGTCCTATACAGATTGTTCAAGAACAAATATCGTCCATTGAAAGTCAATTAGAAAATGAAACGCTTAAAGTGATTCATAAGTATGGAATTTATGTTGATAAAGACGAGCTAATCAAAGCATTAAAATACGACAGACAACAGTATGATAAGGGATTTGAGGACGGTGTGCATAAATGCAGACAAGAGTTACTTGAAATATTAAGAGAAAATGATTGCTATCTTTCTACTGCTGTTATCAACAAATTACTAACGATAGGGAGTTGAAGAAAAATGAATAAAGAATTAGCAAGATATTTTGTGAAATTGATTGCTGAAGATTTGCAATTTTCATTTAATGGAATGGGTATTCCAAGTTATAGTTGTGAATGGTTAGAAAATCAGTTGATGCAAGGAAATTTTGAAGATGTTAAAGAGTTTATACAAAAAAGATATGATGAACACGAAAACTCTGCTAAGGACACAAATGTCCGTGGCAAAAAAACGCAAGCGTAAGTTTAGGTCTATGGCTAATCAAGAATATTGTAATAAACGTAATAATTGTACCGATTGTGTTTTTAACAAATATTATTCTTGGTGTGACGGAAATGGTAGAGGTGGTGAACCTTGTGAGCTACCGAACGGCAAATACATATTGATTGAGGTAAAAGAATAATGGGCGGAGTGATGAAATGGATTACATAGAAGCTTGGGAAAAGCTAAATGAGAAGAAAGACAAGCAGCAGGCTGTGATGCTTCACTCATTTAAAAATCCATATGGATTCAGGATAAATATAAATCATCCTATGGTTACGAAAAAGTGGGAAGCATTTAAAAAGAAAAACAATATCGGTAAATATGATATGACGGATGATTTGAGGGATGAGTTTGAAAAGCAGTTTATGAAAAGCCGATATTACCAAAAGCTTGTTGCGGCAGAAAAAGAAAAATATGGACCGGCTTATGATTATATTTATGAGCCGTTCTTAAATAAGGCGGTGTAAAAATGAGTGACGATTTAGAAAACAGTACAAAATGGCTTTTTGCAATATCATTTGCAACAATTATTTTTATGGAAATTTATATAACAAAGGTTATGTGAGGTGCAGAAAAATGTGTTTAGGTTTGGCAATGGGATTTATTAAAGAAAAAGGCAACAAGATTAGAGACGGTGACGAATTTAAGCTCGTAACAAAAAGCGGTGCTTATTTGTATGAAGCAAAGCCGACACCGAACGGAATTGTTCTTGTTCCTCTTTCAGAAGCTACACCCATAGGTGCGGTGCACGAAAGTGAAATGAGAAAATACGATTTCAAAAGACTCTAATCACCTTACTATATACATATTATATATAGCAAAAATTTAAGCCGGTGCAAGTCCGGCTTACGAGCTTGTATTGTGTCTTAACTACTCGACGAAAATAAAGAAAGGAGCATAAAGGTGAATAAGGAAAAGCAGATTAAAAGCGGAAGATTGTTAGAGGTGAGCTATCCCCCTTGCACGGACAGCGGCAGACCTCTTGCTGAAAGAGCACCAAAAAACAGAATCACATCAGAGCAGCAGGCACTTTATAATGCAAAGCAGTCCACAAAAAAGCTTATCAGGCTTATTTGTGCTAATTTTGATACAGGAGATATCTTTTTACATTGCACCTATTCACCTGAAAATGCTCCGCAAAGTTCAGACAAAGCATACCGTGACGCTTATAATTATATCCGTCGCATAAGATATTACCGCAGAAAGCATAAACTCCCCGAACTTAGGGCGGTAGTGATTATGGAAGAAAAAACATACAAGACAGGCAAGTATGCAGGGCTTGTTAATATTCATTTTCACATTTTTATGAATAATAGTGGCTTCGGCAGGGACAGAGCCGAGGAAATGTGGAAATTTGGTTGGGTGAATGCAAACCGATATAACCCTGATGTCTTCGGACCTGAAACCGCCGCTAAGTATGTGTCAAAGGACCCAAAGGGCAGGAAACGTTGGTTTTCTACTCAAAATCTAAAAAAGCCGATTGAAAGAACAAAAAAGCGAATGGTGACTAACAGATATGTCAACCGCCTTGCAAAATACAAGGACGACAGAGCGTTTTGGGAGAACAAATACCCCGGTTATATATACGAGCGTGTTGAAGTATGCGAAAATGAGTATAACGGCCATACTTATGTTACCGCTATATTGTTTAAAAAGCGGAATTAAAAGGAGTTGAGCTATGTCGAATTTATATCGTGATGTCAAAGCGTGTTGTCCTTTTTACCAAACGCAGAAAAAGGAAAAAGGCGGTGCAATGTATATCAAATGCGAAAAAATAATAAGCAAAGGGTGCATTGTGCTTAGATTTCCAAGCGTACAGAGAGGCGACAAATGGCTTAACACCTATTGTAACAGCATAAGCGGTTGCAAAAACTGCGAAATGTATCAACTTATAAATCAAAAATACGAGAAATGAGGTAATCTTATGAAAACTGCTATTATTATTTTATTAGCGGCTGTTTTTGTTGCGCTTTTAGGCGTGGCTGTAGCTGCTACTTCTTTACTTATTGACAAAAAGAAACAAGAGGCATATCAAAGCGGCTTTAATAAAGCTACAGAAATGGACGCTAAAATGGCGAAAAATCAAGCAAGCAAAGCGCTTGCCCAAATGCTTCAATCATACAGCGTTAAAGATATTATCGTGACAAAAGATAATAAGACTGTGGTTAAGTGGAATGACGGCAAAACAACTTGGGTTAAGCTCAAAGAGGGTGATGTTAACAATCCTTTTAAAGCCTTTTGCTACTGCCTTCTAAAGCAAATGTACGGTGACGCCTGGAAAGAAATGTTCAAACACCACGGTGTTGAAGATACGCAGGCGGAAAATATATACGAAGTACACGAGGAAAAAGAATAAATGAACGTATAAGCTCTTGCCGGAAGGCAGGGGCTTTTATTTTTTTTGCTTTATGGGTGTGACGTTGAAGCGTTTTGAAATGATAAGGTAAATAAGAGGTGAGAACGTGAGCAAAGTCGATTGGAAAGAGCTTGAAAATGAATATGTATGCGGTGAAATGTCTTACAGAGCACTTGCAAATAAGCACAAAATAGCGCCGTCGAGGGTATCGGCGGTAGGAAAAAAACAAAATTGGGTAAAAAAACGTGATAAATATAGGTCAAATGTGGCGCAGGCCACTTTACAAAACGCGCGCGCGACAGATATTAAGAATAAATCGCAAAAGCTTAATAATTTAATTGAGGCGGCGGACAAGCTTGCAGTTAAATTAAATGAAGCGTTAGACGACCCGGAACAGCTGTACCGGCAAATACTCAGAACATCAAGTGGAGCTGAATCGGTAAGAATTACTAAAAAGCTTGACACAAGAGCATTGAAGGATTTTGCAAGCACCATTTCCACCATGAATGACACTATAAAACAGCTTAATGATTTGACAGAGGATGAGGATAAAAAGAATGTTGAAATTAAGATAATAGAGGGTAAAAAAGAATGGGCACAGTAACACTTGACCTCGATTTTTCGAAAGTAAATCCAAAGCAAAAGCTCGCTTTAGAAGATACGCATAAATATATTGGGTATGGCGGTGCAAGAGGCGGTGGAAAGAGTTGGTTTGTAAAAAGAAAAGCGATACTTCTTGCCGGTAATTATGCCGGAATACATTCGCTTATAGTAAGACAGTCATATCCTGAACTTATGAATAACCATATTCGTGAAATGCGTTCGATTTTGCACGGTGTTGCAAAATATGTTGATAAGGAAAAGATTTTTTATTTTTCGAATGGTAGCACGATTCAGTTTATGTATTGCCAGCGTGATAAGGACCTCGACAGATTTCAGGGTACAGAGTATGACGTTATATTTATTGATGAGGCAACCCACCTAAGCGAATACCAAATAAAAACAATAGGACTTTGCCTGCGTGGTGCTAATGATTTTCCCAAAAGGATATATTTCACCACTAACCCCGGCGGAGCTTCACATCACTATTTCAAGAGGATATTTATTGACAAGGACTATATGCCTGATGAAAACCCCGATGATTATTCTTTCATTCAGGCACTTATGACAGATAACACCGCGCTTATGGAATCACAGCCCGATTATATTGAGCAGTTTAAGAATTTGCCCGAAAAGCAAAAGCGAATGTTTCTATATGGCTTATGGGATGTTGCAGAGGGAATGTTCTTCGAGGATTTTAGAGTTGGCACAAAAGAGCAGCAGGCCACAGGGTTATACACTCATGTGATAGAACCTTTTGAAATTCCACCGAATTGGACCATATATCGCTCTTTCGACTGGGGCTATCATAAACCGTTTTCGGTTGGTTGGTGGGCTGTTGACTATGACGGTGTGCTATATAGGATAATGGAATTATATGGTTGTGTAAAAAACGAAGCAAACGAGGGCTTGCAATGGAACCCACAGCAAGTTTTTCAAAGAGTAAAGGAAATTGAAACAACGCATAGGTGGCTGAAAGGTAAAAACATAATCGGCATTGCTGACCCGGCAATATGGCAGAAAACAACCGGCATAAGCATATATGATGTTGCAGCTAAAAACGGTGTTTACTTCCAAAAAGGTGACAATAACAGAATTGCCGGGTGGCAGCAGGTGCATTATAGATTTACTTTTGCTGCTAATGGCAAGCCGAGAATGTATATATTCAACACGTGTAAAAATACAATTCGTACCTTGCCGACGCTTCAATATGACGAACACAAGGTTGAGGACCTTGACACAGACGGCGAGGACCATATCGCAGATGAAATCAGATATATGTGTAATAAGCTACCAATTAAGCCAATAAAGAGTAAGCCTATAAAAGAGCTTGCTGATGACCCACTTAATCAGCGTGGCGAATACAGAAGTAGCATGAATAACTACGGAATTAAGATTTATTAAGGAGCAGAAAAAATGAGTAAGTACAAAAATCCTATGGACGAAAAAAAAAATAAGGTTTTGAAAGAAACCGAGCAGCAGGCCGACAAGCCTATGAATAAGGCTGACAGCTTTAATCAGGCAAATGGGCTTGAAGTGCACGAAAGCGGCAAGGGCGGCGGCGAGCGATTAAAGGTAATCGGTGTTGAAGAAATAATCAAAGCACGTGAAACGCTGCAAAAATACAAGCAACAAAAGCAGTCGCTTGAAAGCAGAGTTGTAAACAACGAAGAGTGGTGGAAGATACATAATTGGGAGCAGATAAAGAAAAAGGACGCAGTAAAGGCAGATAGGGAAAATCCTAACGGTATTGAAACGCCCTCTTCATCAGCGTGGCTGTTCAACTCAATTACTAATAAGATTGCCGACTTCTCAGATAATTATCCCGAAGCGAATATAAGGGCAAGGACAGGCGGCGACGTGCCTGAAGCGGAAAGACTTAAGAATGTTATTCCTATGATTTTGAAGCGAAATAAGTTTTATAAAACGTACATTGAAGATATATCCGAAAAAAGCAAGAGTGGTACCGGCATAACATACGTAGGTTGGAATCCGAAAAAGGACGGTATAGGCGACGTTGAAATTCAAAATATAAATATTCTTTCAATCTTTTGGCAGGGCGGTATAACGAATATTCAAAAAAGCCGAAATGTATTTACTGTTGAGCTTGTTGATACAGACCTACTGAAAAAGCAATATCCGAGTGAGGCTGAAAATATAACAAGCGACGGTGAAGTTGATTTAAAACAGTATTTGTATGAGGACTATATCGATACGACCGATAAGAGCCTTGTTATTGATTGGTGGTATAAAAAGGACGGCAAGCTTCACTACTGCAAGTTCGTTAATAATGTTGTGCTGTTTGCAACCGAAAATGAGCCTGACGAATATCCGAACGGCTATTATGACGACGGTAATTATCCTTTTGTTTTTGATGTTATGTTTCCTATGCAGGGCACTATTGCAGGCTTCGGTTTTATTGACGTAGGCAAGCAACCGCAAGAATATATCGACAAAATGGACGCAGGAATACTCCAAAATGTATTGATGAACTCAATGCCACGCTATTTTGAGCGGCAAGACAGCGAGATAAACGAGGAAGAGTTCCTCGACTGGACGCAACCGTTTGTAAAAACAAATACAAACCTCGGTCAAGATGATTTGAGAGAAATAAACGTTAAAGGACTTGACAGCGCAGTATTTACCCAGCGTGACAGCAAGATTAACGAGATTAAAGAAACAACAGCTAACCGTGATGTATCAACAGGGGGCACAACAAGCGGTGTTACTGCCGCAAGTGCTATTTCTGCGCTTATCGAAACAGGCTCAAAGGTAAGCAGAATGGCGATTAAGGGCACGTATGACGCTTTTGAAAATGTTATCTACCTCATAATTGAGCGTATGAGACAGTTTTATGATTTGCCACGATATGTAAGGATAACAGGTGACGACGGCACCGACGATTTTGATACATACGATAACCGCAATTTGAAATTGCAAGTAAGACAGACAATGACAGGTGATACAGCGCAGTATTTACCTGAATTTGATATTGAAGTAGCAGCTCAAAAAGCTTCACCGTACAGCAAGGCAGCACAAAATGAACTTGCACTGCAGCTTTACAGCGCAGGATTTTTCAACCCTCAGAATACAGACCAATCACTTGCTTGCCTCAATATTATGGATTTCGACCACAAGAGCGACGTTATAAATCAAATTAAGAAAAACGGCACGTTGCTTGACGCATTACAGCAGGCACAAATGCAATTACAACAATTGCAGCAGGAAAACGAAAAGCTTAAGGTTATGTGCGATTTGAACATTGACAACAGCAACCTTACAGGAATGAAAGGAAAGCAGCAGGATAGTAGTCCTGATGTAGCACAGGCTTCAACAAGCGGCAGCGCAAATATGGAAAGCACAAAGCCAGAGGGAATGCAAAGCGTAAGCAACGGCGACAAAGGCTCACTTGCCGAGCAGGCGGCGCAAAAGGCTAATGAATCGGCACAGCCAAGATAGGAGAGTAAAGAATAATGGTTGAGATTACATACAAAGAGACAAGAAACGGCTTTGAATTAAAGGCTGAGGGACATTGCAGATATGCCGAAAAAGGCAAGGACATAGCTTGCGCCGGTGTTTCTACACTTATTGTTGCACTTGCAAAAACGCTTGAAGAAAACGAAAATAAGCTGAAAATACCGGCACTTATTATTGTTGAGGACGGATATGCGCTTATATGTGCTTATCCGAAAAAACGATATTATAAAGAAATTGCAAGCACTTTTGAAACGGTGAAGCAGGGTATTAGTTGGCTTTCGGAAGAGTTTGAAAAAAATGTAAAAAAGTTATTTTGAGGGTGTGACATTGAAATAACGCCCTTAGGTATAATGAGGACAAAGAGCCGTGGGCTTAACCCACAGATTACAGATTCGCTGACTTAATCAGCAGGGAGCATTATTATGCAGAAATATCATATTCAGTTATTTGCCGACGGTGCGGCTACTGCAGGAGCTGACGGAGTAGGTACAACGGCTGAGGGTACGGTTGATACCAAAGTTGACGGTGCGATAGGCACACAAGACGCTAAGGAAGAAAGCTTTGACGATTTAATCAATGGCAGATACAAGCAAGATTATCAAGCTAAATTTGAAAAGGCACTTAACAAGCGCATGAGCAAAGCAAACGCACAAATTCAAGAGGGTATAGATTTCAGAAACAAGCTTACCCCGGCGCTTGAAAAATTTGCCGCTAAATACGGAATTAAAGATTCGACGGATATTGATTCGATTGTATCGGCTATCGACAGCGACAATTCGATTTATGAAGAAATCGCAACCGAGAGAGGCGTTACGGTTGAGCAGGCTAAGGAGCTTATGCAGGCTGAGAGAATCATCAGGCAAGATGAAATCAGACAGCAGCAGGACGCTCAAAAAATAGCATTTCAAAATCAGATGAACGCTTGGTTGCAAGAAGCCGAAGAATTAAAAGAGTATTATCCGAATTTCAATTTTGAGTTGGAAAGCCAAAACGATGAATTCCGTGAATGGCTTAATCGTGGCATGAGTGTTAAGAACGCCTATGAACAAATCCATTTGCCGGAAATTCTTAGTGGTGCTATGGGTTACGCATACAATCAAAGCCGACAGGATATCGCCGACACAATGAGGGCTAATGCTAACCGTCCGATTGAAAACGGAACATCACAGCAGCAGGCCTCTAATTACAGCGGAATGTCTTTTGACAAGTTAAATCAAAATCAAATCAAAGAATTATTAAACGCTGCAAGTATGGGCGAAAAAATTGACGAAAATAATTTTATGAAATATTTGTCAAAATAATATGTAATTCGCTCTTACTTTCAGCAGAAAGGGAGCATTATGAATATTATTAAATCATTAAAAAGCGCAAGTATCAGCGCAAAGAAATACAGCGCACAGCTTTTTGCTGACGCTGTACTTAACACAACCGGCGACAGCGATTTGTCACCGGGTATGAAAATCTTTTATGACACCGCATTGCTTCAAAATGTGGGTAGTCAAACATATTTTGCACAGTTTGGTAAGCAGCAGCCATTGCCGAAGCACAGAGGTAAAAAGGCTGAGTGGCGTAAATGGAATACATTTACCGTTTCAACTGTTCCGCTTCAGGAAGGTATTACACCTACAGGTGACAAGCTCGGACAGACAAGCATTGAAGCGGAAGTTCATCAATACGGTAGATATGCTTATGTAACAGATGTACTTAGTCTCACACACCTTGATGATGTAATCGGCGGTGCTACCGAATTATTTGGTGACCTTGCGGCACAGACAATGGATATTGTTACACGTAACTCTGTTATGACTGAGGCTGTTAAGAATGTACTTTTCCCACGTAAGAGTGACGGCACGGCAGTTGCTTCACGTGATAAACTCGATAACACTTGTCAGCTCACACCGAGAGTTATCAATAAAGCTGTTTCAATTCTTAAGAAGAATAAAGCGCCTAAAATCAACGGCTCATATATCGGTATTATTCATCCGTCTGTTTCTTTTGACTTAAGAGACAGCAAAGGTTGGGAAGAGGCACATAAGTATTCTGCAACAAAAGAAATCTTTAATGGCGAAATCGGTGAGCTTCACGGTGTGCGTTTTGTTGAAAGCCCCAATGCTAAGGTGTATACCGATAATTGCCCGGTAGGCTACAGCGTATATTCAACTCTTATTTTCGGTAAGGACGCTTGGGGCGTTGTTAAGCCTGACGGTGCAAGCCTTAAGATGATTGTTAAGCAGGTCGGCTCAAGCGGCGCAAGCGACCCACTCGAACAGAGAGGCTCGGTAGGCTTTAAGTTTTCTACTGCTTCTGCTGTGCTATATCCTACACGACTTCTCAGCATCGAAACTGTTTCGGCAGAGTTTGCAAATGATGATGAAGCTAACTAATAAAGGAGCGTGAATATTATGGCAAAAAGTAAAACAGCCGCAGAAAATGTGGCGATTGAAGAAACCGCAGTTGCTGAAGGAACAACAGCAAAAACATATACACAGGAAGAGCTTGACGCTATTCTTGCCGAAAAGCTTAAAAAACAGAATGAGACCATAGAGGCCTTGCAGGAAAAGCCTGAATTTATTCAGGATAACCCTGAGGGCGAGGAAATGGAAATTATTAAAATTCCTATGTATCTCGGACCTAATGACGACCCAAGGGGTGAATATGTTGCAGTAAACGGCGTGGCAATGTTCGTCCCACGTGGCAAGGTTTGCAAAATCAAGAAGAAATATGCCGACAGACTTAAAATGAGCCTTAATCTCAGAGAGGTTGAGCATTCATATATAAGAGCAAATGAGGGAACTAAAGAGGTAACGCTTTAACTCTTTGTTGAAATTATTAAAGGGCAGGGAGCAATCCTTGCCCTTTGCTTTTAGGAGTGTGGAATAAATTATGAAAACTACAATTGGCGAGGTATTAAGCTATTTTGACAATCAAGTGCCTAATCAGTATTCAGACGAGGAAAAGATAAGGTGGCTAAACGAAATCGAATCACAAATTTATAACGATATTATACTAACGCATAAAGACGCGTATAAAATTGCATTTCACGGTTTTAGAGCCGATACAGATATAAACACACAAATGATAGTAGATTTGGAATACAGTGAACTATATAGATTTTGGCTTGAAAAAAGCGTTCACTATGCTAACGGTGAAATTGACAGAATGAATAACGCTATGACAATGTTTCAAACTTATTATGATAATTATTTTTCTTATTATAATCGTAATCACAGGCCCGTAGGAACGCACGGTTACAGACTTTAGGAGAGTGAAAAAATGAGCAAACTTCCAAAATCACTTAACATATATAATGTGGCAAAGGAAAATATTGAAGAATTTAAGGGTATAGACCATAATGAACGCACGCAAAACGGTGCTTGGTATGACATGAAAAATATGACGCTTGACGATTACCCGGTTGCAAGCGTAAGAAATAAGCGTGGCATAGTGAGTGAAGACTATTCAAGTGCAACTTCAAACGACGATGTTACATTAGCGACTTTTCCGGTAGCAAGTGATGCAGTTATTATCAACAACGAAGTGTCACTTTTGCAAAATTGTATATTGAGTAACGACAGCGATAAAGCAGAAGGACAAATAATAAAAAATACAAGCAATAACGCTATATCGTTTGATGAAGAAAGAATTACCGGTACAATAATGAGCAACGAACATTTATTAAGAGAATTTCAGGACAAATGGTGCTTTATCGGCAGAGGTGAGCCTATTTGCAACATAAACGGCCGGTGGTACGAATATCGAACATGTGAGTTCGCAGAAAATGATGATATTGCATTAGGGGCAGTTGTAACAGTTGGCGACTGGACTTTCCCTATGCTTATAGCAAAAAAAGAAAAAACTATAAAAATATATTACAGTGATGTTTTTTTCGGCGAACAGCCGGATATAAATTGGAAATTTAAAGAATGCACATTACTTCAGCAATTTCAAGATAAGTATGGTGAAAAATGGTATGTGAGCCAAAACAGCGCTGCTTGGCAGTTAGGAAGTAATGAAGAAGAAATAAAGGCAAAAATATGTGGCAAGGCACAGTATTTAGGTAAGTTTGAAGACTGGAGAAGTGCCGCCCAAGCATTGCTTGATGTATATAATGATGAATCTGGGAAAGAAACAGAACATTATTTTTACACAACAGGTTTAAATAAAAAAATTGACCATAAAATCCACAAAGTAACCGCTGAAGATAAAAAACTTCTTTTTGACAACATTCAAATAGAAAATACGAATCTTTATTTGCAACATATAAATTACGAAGAGCCAATTTTGTATGCAAATCAAATTTTAGATATGTCTGAATCTGTTTTGTGCAAGCTTGAAAAGAAAACAGGGAGCATAGTTATAAAAGATATTGAGGCATTGAAACCAATTGTTGAAGAAGTTATATCTGAACATTATAAAAAATATCAAGGCGATTTTTTGAATAAAAAGAGTTCGGCTTTTTATTATTACTCGGATATTGACGGTACGGTACAAAGGCAAATAGACCAATCATATATGTTTGTGGGGTTTGTTAAAGGCAAATTAGATAGCTTTTGCCAAAAGATATGTTATGCAACAAATTACTATCCAAATTACTTTATTTATAATACGGAAACATCATATTCGGCGTGGGTGTTTAGAAATGTTTTGTATAAGCGCTGCGAATGTTCAACAGCGCAAGAAATAAAAAGCAGCCAGAAAAATATAGCTTATTCACGAAAAATAATTATTGATACTTCCACTAATATAAAAAATATATTAAACAATGATTCAAACAGCATGACTTCAGAATCTGATGAAGTGTTTACACGCAAAAATATTTATATATATAAAAACAGAAAAGCAATTTTAATTGATTTCGGAAGTGTAAGCGGTGAATGGATAATTCAGCAACAAAATCAACCTGTAAAAACAGATATAACAGTATCATCAAAAGCTATAAAAAATATGAATATGTCCCAAAATATTAAAGTGTTAGCGCCGACAAATGATAACGACAAAAAAGCAATGATAAAATGCGGCACTAAAATCCTTGTAGTTCCTGACGGTGTGATTATTGATACTAAATCCGGCAAAACAAAAAAAATAGCATACACAGAAAAATTTATTTCTAAAAAAGGCGACGGCGTGAACAGCTTTATTTATACCTGCGACGGTGATGAAAATACATTTAATGCAGGCTTTTTTACCCTCAATTCCGCAAGCAATTACAGAATTGTTAACGGTGTTGTGCAGAAAAAAGTGAAATTAGCAGATAACAGTGTATTGTGGAGTGACATATCGACATATGTTAATTTTACTTTTTATGACGAAGGTAAATTTGAAAAATTCAGCAAAGGCGACAATGTTGAGGTGTCGCTGAAGCTGGGAGAAGGACAGATTACCGATTTAACCAAATTTAAGAAAGGTATGTTTGAATACGATAATACAACAGGCAGCTTAAAAAGTAACAGTTACAGAATTCAAAAAGTCGGTAATAATTTCATTGATTTATCTGCGGTGTTAATTAACTATGAGGAAAGTGAAAACAGTTGGATAACAGGTTTTGGTAATTCGGAAAATGAGTATGAAATTACATTTGAAAAGAAGTTCCCCAATGTGCAACCATTTGGTGCATTATGCGGTAACAGAGTATGGCTGTGCCAAAAAGACGGCCACGAGATATACGCTTCAGCTCTCGGTGATTATACAAATTATTATGACTTTTCAGGGCTTAACAGCGACAGCTGGAGCGCAAATGTAGGCAGTGACGGCGAATTTACAGGAATTGTAAATTATCTCGGTAATATTCTTATATTCAAAGAAGATACGCTTTATATTGTGTACGGTTCGGCACCGAGTGAGTTTTCGTATACGGAAGTGAACAATTTTAAAGGTGTTGAAAAAGGCAGTGAAAGAAGTTTTGCGATTATTGATAATGTGCTGTATTACAAGAGCGTTTACGGAATTATTGCATATGACGGAAGCACTACTGTTATTTCATCGGCGCTTGGCAGAGAAAAATATAAAAATGCAGTGGCAGGTGCGTGGGGTAATAAGTATTATGTTTCAATGCAAAATTGCAAAACAAATAAATATGAGCTGTTTTGTTACGATACCAAGAAGGGTATGTGGACTAAAGAAGCAGAAGACAGAATTATTCGATTTTTAAATGACGGAAACACCCTTTATTATGTTACCGATACAAAAGTAAAAATTATTGATGCAGATGATGATTATGAAGTTAAGGAAGATAATGTAAGTTGGAGTGCTGAAACAGGAATATACGGATATTCATATCCAAATCAAAAATACATTTCGAGATTACAATTGAGAATGTATTTGGCCCAGGGAGCAAGGGCAAGGATATATATTCAATATAACAGTAACGGTAAATGGCAAAGTTGCGGCAGAGAAATAATCGGGCGAGGAGTTAATTCGTTTATTTTCCCTATAAGGCCACAACGATGTGACCATATGAAGCTGAAAATTGAAGGTGAGGGTGAATGTAGAATTTACTCTCTTACAAAGTGTTTGGAAGTAGGTGGCGAGTTATGAAATTGCCTATTATAAGTAAAATGAGTGCAACAGGGAATTTGCCTTATGTAGTTAATTATATTGAACAGCTTGTCATTAAGCTTCAAAAGTATATTGACAGTAACAGAGGCAATACAGAAGAAAAAAAGTATGTGACAGATATAACGGTTACGCCACATTTAATCACTGTGAAATTCAGTGATTCAACTACTAAAGAATTTGAAATATAAAAGGGACGAGATTATGGCAAAGAAAAAAAGCAGCAGCAAAAAGAGCAGCAAAAAGAGCAGCAGCGGCAAAAGTAAAGCTTCGGCAACTACATATAAAGCTAATACAATTGATGTTACCGGATATAACAATGAACTTGCGCAGGCGAACAGTGAGTTGGCTTCGATAGGGGAATTCAACTACAACGATACATCCGGATATAAGTCGCAAGCTGATAATGCATTTAGCCAGTGGAATGATTTATTTAGCGGACAGGGAAAAACAAACTTTGACGCTTCACAGCAAAAGCTTCAAACAACGGTTGATGATTTGTATAACCAAATGATGAATTACGGTGACTTTAGTTATGACCAGGAAAAAGACCAGCTTTTCCAAATATATAAACAGCAGTATATGGCAAGCGGTAACAGTGCCATGAAAAATCAGCTTGCCGGCGCTGCCGCAAAAACCGGTGGATACAACAACAGTTATGCGCAGCAATCTGCGCAGCAGGCATACAACAATGTAGTTGGCGGTTTGAGTGATAAGGCTATTGAACTTCGTTCTAACGCTCTTACCAATTGGCAAAATGAGTACAATCAACTTCAGAATAGATATAATCTTGTTAATAATCAAAAGCAGGCCGAAGAAAGCAGTTATTACAATAAATTAAATACCGCAAATAATGCTTACAGCGTATTTAACAATGCTTATAAAGACGATTATAACAATCAATATAGTTTATGGAATGATAACCGAAATGCCGCACAATCAAGAGTTAACAATGCACAAAGTCAGGTTAATTGGGCTAATGAGTATAACAATAATGCAATAGCCACTGCTAATGCTCTTAACGAAACAGCGAGAAATAATAACGCTCTTGAAGCAATCAAGAAAAAAGGCGCAAACGGAAAGTAGGATAAGTATGGCAATTTCAAATAATACAAAAAACAAATATCAACAATATAACAATCCTTATGTAGAAAGCGAAGCCCAAAAACAGCAGCGTGAAATTGCACAACAGTTAGCATATTCGCAACCTGAAAATAATGTAAACGGTTATGCACAAAAAATGAATGATATGTATAACAAAATTGCAAATGCCAAGTCTTGGGAATATGACAAGGCAAATGACAAAGCATATCAGCAATATGCAAAAATGTATCAGCAACTCGGCGGTTTATCTATGGCGGCAACACAGCAGGCGGCAAATGAATTGACTGCCGGTTACGGCTCTACATACTCGCCGCAGGTCGCAATGCAAACTGATAATGCATATCAGGCAAATGCAGATAGCGTGCTTCCGTCTTATTACCAAATGGCGCAAAATGAATATGACGCTTTAAGACAAAAGGATTTGACAAATTATGAAGCTGCAATAGAGGGCTATCAAAACGCTGAAAACAGTAATTTGAATAGGAAAAATGCATGGGCGGATATTGTGAATTCGGCAGCAGGAAGGTCAAATCAAGAAAATGCTAATGCTGTTAATAATTATGCTGATAATAAAGATTTTTGGTACAAACAATATTGGAATGAGCAAAACGCTATGAATGACCAAGCCGAAGCGAAAAATGAACGCTATTGGAATAACAATAAGCTCAAAGAAGAAAAGAAAGAAAATAAGCGAGACGAATACTGGGCAATGAATGAAGTTAATGTTTCTATCGCCGCCGACAAGGCAGATAGTTACCGTGATAAGAAGGACAACAAAGGTATGAAAGCTTACCTTCAAAATCAGGTAAAAAAAGGCAATATTACTCAGTACCAAGCAGACGGTATTTATAAGCAATATAAATATACTGCCCCGAAGAGCAGCGGCAGAAGTTCACGCGGTAGGCGGTCAGGTGGCAGCTCAAGTTATTCATATACTCCGACAGGAAGTGTAAAAGATACAGAAAATAGTGAAAATTCGAATATTTACAATAAAGACGGTAAACTTAAGAGTGTTGATGAAATGAAAATAGGTAAAGGTATAATTATGCAAATCAGTTCTATTAGAGGCGACGGTACTGAAACACAGAAGGACAAAAATGGCAACTTTGTTACTAATCCTGGTGCTGAAACACAAAGGTCAAGAAATCAGCTCATCAATAAACTTTTGCAAGAAAAAAAGATTAACAATGACCAGGCGGAATGGTTGACAAAATATTATGATTTATAAGAGGTGATAATTATGGCATATGATTTCAAAAAAATTGACGAGAAATGGAAAAAGAAAAAGAGTATTCAAAGTAAACACGATTACGAATATTCTAAATCAATGTATGAGGGCGCAACAAAAAACCGAGATAATATATCAGCCGGTACATATAAGCTTTATTATGATGATTATAAAAGAAATACCAAAGCGTACGCTAAAGAGCAAAGGAAAAGCATTAACGAAAGCTCCGGCAAGCAGTTGAAATCAGTGCTAAATATGATTAACCCTTTTGACAGCGTTTCAAGTTCGCAGGCTAAAAAGAATTTTCAATCTGCGCAAAAAAGCAAAGAGGAAAAAAGAACAGCATATGACAAGCTTAAAGAAGAATATGAAAGAACCAACGGTGTAGGACAAAAGAAAAACAGTATTCTTTCAAAAATGGAATATGTGACCGATAAGCTTTCAGGCGAAGATACAACTTCTTCAGAGCATAAGGTTGAATCTGCCGATATGCAGAGAAAAAGCAAAAATTCTCAAATGCAATATCTTAAAGAATCAGCTTATTATGAGAAGCAAGATGAAAATAATAAAATTTTGAAAAATAGCGAAATAAGCAAACTTGTTGATTTGGCGTATCAAAGCCAACTAAAAGCCGATATTGCTCTTAAAGAATATAATCGTTCCAAGCAAAGCGGACAGGTGGCGTTCGGTGATAATGTTTCGGCCGAAAATTACACAATGTACGATAAATCATATAAATCTGCTGTTAAAGAAATTAAAAAGCGCGGATATGATGCCGAAAGCCTGATTGATACATATTCAAAGAATATGAATAAGCAGGAAACGAAAAAAATAACGGATTCGGCTAAAGAATTCGCTGATAAACACCCGGTTCTTTCAAGAGGTGCATATGTAGCTACACAAATAGGGCAAGTTGCGGCTGTTCCCGATATGATAAAGCAAGGTGTGAAAAATGCTGTATCAGACGAATACAGTCCTATGGACACCAATACATCAGGATTTATTGCAACGAATTTTAGAAATGCAGTGCAAGAAGAAAATACGAAAAATTTATATAATTATGTGAAAAAGAAAAGCGGTAATGATGCTGCCAGCAAAGTAGTATCATTTTTAGATGAAACCGGATTGAGCGTTGCCGATATGCTTTCAATAGCGTATTTGCCCGAACCGGTTACCCTTGGAATAATGAGTTGCGGCGCAGCCGCAACTACTGCGGTTGAAGCAACAGAACGCGGGTTAAGCGCAGACAAGGCTTTATATACTGCTACTGCGGCAGGAATTGCAGAATCACTTTTTGAAAAAATTTCACTTGATAAATTTAAGAAATTGCAAGCAACGGGCAGAACAGGTGTATTTAATGCTGTGACTGATGCCCTTAAGCAATCATTTACGGAGGGTTCTGAAGAAGCATTTACAGATATTTCTAACGCAATAACCGACCAAATTATAAACGGTGATATGTCTGAATTATCGCAAAAATATAATAATTATATTTCAGAGGGTGCAACAAAGCAGCAGGCTAAAAGTACGGTTGCAAAAGATTTCGGATTGCAAGTCGGCGAATCGTTCCTCGGTGGCGCACTATCAGGTGCAGTTGTCGGAAGTGTCGGAACTGCAATCAACAAATATGCATTTAACGATGTAAATGCAAGGGAACTCGGCGATGAAGTAAAAAAACAAAATTCAGATGAAATAAAATCACTTATTGATACCGGGCTTTCTAAAGATAAAAAAAGCAAGGCATATAAATATGCCGAAGAATTACAAAGCCAAGCTAAAAAGTATAAAAACAGTAATGCTTATAATAATGTTGATGTTCTTGCCGGGGATTCGATAAATGACAGCGAAATTGATTATAGCAAGCTTAATGCTAAAAGACTTGGCCAGCTTCAAACAGAGATAGTGAAAGAGGGTTTCAAGGAAAATATTGCAAATGCTGTAAAAGGCGAAGAAAACGAAAGCAGAATTAACAAAGTTATACATAAAATGATTAACGGATTTGACCTTACTAAATATGACGCCAAATCAATAGCTGACAGCGACAAGGCAATCAATGCAATCAATGAACAGTTTGGTTCGGATTTCACAAAGGAAAATATAAGCGTTTCATCACTTGCGGATTTATCAACAAAACTAAAGAGCGGATATACCGATTACAGCTTTACAAATGACAGATATAATAAATATCAGCAAAGAGCCGAAAACGCTCAAAATGAGGCTTTTGAAGAAAATACACAAAGTGTAACAGATGATGTTAAAATGCCTAAAGAAGTGCTTACAGCAGAACACCAAAGCGACAATCCAAGATACAATGTTAATGCAACGGTGACTTTTGAAGACGGACAGCAGGCAAATGTAAGAATTGACAGTAAACATCCTTTTGAGATAAACCGTGACAATGCAGAATTAAAATTAAGAACATCAGCCGGAAAAATAAGCTACAATGATATTTCAATTGAGAATAATTTACAAAAGCTTCTTGTGAACGAAATAGCAAGTGCAAATTTTGGTGATGCCGGGGCAAATGCCGTTTATCTTAATTTAAGCAAAAATGAGCCTAAAAATTTTAACGGTGATATTAGAACTTATGTTTCGCAGGCAAAACTAATATATGATTTAGGTGTCGCTAAACCTGATGTGCCTTTTGCTGAATTCGTAAAGAAAAATCCTGTTTTCAATTCATCAATAAAGCTTCTTGGTGACAGTGCAATTAACATTTATCGTGCAGGGCAAACAGATACTTTGAATTATGATAAGTATGTTGAAAGTTTGAGAGATAATAAAAAATCACCTGCAAAAACCGAAAGGCACATTGAAGGTGATTACACAAATATATCAAACAGCGACAGCACTATTGATGATGTATTTATAAAAGTTGCAAAGAAAACAAGAGTTGATATTGAGCGACATTCAGACGGCCGAAAAGCCGGAAACGGACAGTTTATACCGTCACTTGCTAAAATTATTATAAATGCAGACGGAAGCGGTGAGTATAATGCGCTTATTCACGAACTTGGCGAATTTGGACTTGCTTATAATGAAAAAGAATATAAAAAAATTCAAAGTGCAATTCGTGATTGGTATGTTGATTTTAGGGGTGCTGAAAATTTTAATGCACTTGTTGATGCATATGTTGATACATATTCAAAAGCGGAAGGCACAAAAACAAGAGCAGAAGCATTAGATGAATTGACCAATGACGCTGTATCAGGCCTTTTTTCAACTGATGAAGGAATAGAAGATTTTTCAAAATGGCTTGATGAGAATAAAACCGAGCCTGAAAAGAAAAGTATTATTGAAACAATCACCGATTTTCTTAAATCTGTTATAGAAAAAATTAAAAATGTGATTGCTACTTCTAATTTGCAAACGGCTGCAAGGAACGCTATGGAAATGGAGCAAAAGAGAGCCGAAAATATCCGTAAGCAGTTTCTTGATATGCTTGATAATGCAAGTGAAAATCTTTATAACGGTACCGAGGTTGAGGAAAATACTAAAAATTCCGTAACTCTCGGTAAATTTGCAAATGTTGATATTAAATCTGATGAAAAATTAGACAAGTATGGTATACCAAATACAGCGAGAATGCTTGGTGACTATGTTTATATTCAAAAGAAAGTTTTAACAGCACTTAATAATGAAAACTTTTTTAATCAAAACAATAAAAATATTGTAGTAAATGCTGATACGGATATTGTAGTTTCGATAACTAAAGACGGAATTAGAGAAACATTATCGACAGAAAAACGATATGCCAAATTACCACGCAAGATAAAAATTGCAAAGATTGCTGTTATTGACAACTTGCCTGATATGATTAAGTATGCAGAAGTAGTTAATGAAAATGAAAAAAACTACCACTCAAAAGAGGGTAGTCGATTTTTAGTGCTTAGTCATCCGGCGATAGTTGACGGTGAAAATTATAATGTTGAAATAAAAATAAAGAAAACTCCTTTTGAAAATAAGTTTTATATCCATAATATGAATTTGCAAAATAAAAACGAGACAGTCGCATTGAACACAAAGGATAAAATATCCAGAGGTTATAACAACAACGAACTGTCTCGCACAGATAATATAGCAAATAATAATTCAAATGTCAATAATAATGAAACAAAATTTTCACTTGATATTGATAGCGACGGAAATAAACTTACACAGCAGCAGGCAGAGTATTTCAAAAAATCAAAGGTTCGTGATGAAAACGGTAATCTGTTAAAAGTATATCACGGTACAACCGAAAACTTTACTGTTTTTGATAAAACAAAAGGCAGGTCAAATATGGATATTCAGGGAATGTTTTTCAGCCCTTGGGAAATTGATGCTAAAGGCTATGGCAGTAATGTCAACGCTTATTATATCAATATTACGAATCCGGCAAGTGAACGAATGGGATATATGGCACTGCGCAAATTTCAAGGTCAAAACAATGCAGGTGTTAAAGCAAGAGAGTATCTTGAAAATCTTGGATATGACGGAGTAAATAACGGTGATGAAGAATATATAGCATTTAATTCAAATCAAATTAAGCTTGCCGATAATCTTACACCGACTGAAAACGAAGATATTAGATTTTCTCGTGATGTTAATATTGACGAGTTTGACGAAACAGAATATACTAATGTTAAGCTATCAAAAGCAGAGTATAACAAGCTTTATTCCGAGGCATTAACATGGGATTCAGACAAAGTTGGTAAAGTATGTCACAAGTATCTTAATAATGTTCATTATTATTATACTCTTGATAATGATTATAATTTAACTGTTATAAAAATGAAAAAATCAGAAAATATACATGAAAGAAAGGATGTAAATAATGTTAACACCGATAGAAGAGACATTAGTGGCGGACATGAAATATCTGAAAATTTCGACGGATATAATAATGGCGACATTAGATTCGCTGGAGACGGAAGAACAACAGCAAATAATGTTGAATTCAATAAAGAGAAGATTCAACGAAAAGGGGACAGTGACGGAAGAAGAAATATTAAAAATGATAATAATGATAACCTGTCCGAAGAAAAATACTCAAGAGATGTAGAGTATTCAGACTACTTAGAACTTAAGCGTGAAAACAAGCACCTTAAAGAAATTAACGAGGTTTTAAAGCACCAATTTGAACTTACTAACGGCAGGGAAGTAAGCACAAATGCATTGGTTGCAGCAGGCAGAAAGATAATTAAGTTTACACCTACAAGAATGACCGGTATTGAAGTAGGTGCAATTATGAAAAATTGGTATAAAGCCGATAGCTCGCAGGAGTTATTTAATGAAGCATATAACCTTGCTGAAAAGCTTATTGATAATGAAAAAGTGCAGAAATACCAGCCTACCGAAAGTGAGCAGGAAATGCTTGATTATCTTAAAAATACGAAAATAAAGCTTTCAGACAAGCAAAAAAATGAAGTTGCATATTACTTCGGCAGTTACGGAAAGTATAAAAATGCGGCAAGGGGTAAGCTTAATATTACCGATGACGGAATTTTGCTTGATGATTTATCAAATGAAATGGAAGAAATGTTTGGTAATCTGATGCCGAGTGATAACTCGCAGGATTTACCGATTGCTCTGTTAGATTTGGTTAACACCTACCGGGATAAAACAATCGCAAATGATTACGGTTACAGCAAAGAAGAATATTTGGAAAGCCTTGCTAATGATATTCTTTCAACATATTTTCAAACACCGCTGTTAAAAACAAAAGCGGATAAAAACGAAAAGAGATTTTTAAAAGCTAAATCAAAATATGCCGAACAGGTTGCAAAATATCGTAAGGAGCTTGCAGAGGAAAAAGCAAAGCATAAAAAGGAATTTTCTGCATTTAGAAAAGAACAAGTTCGCAAAAATCATCAATACAGGTCTGATTTGCATCGAGATACTATTCAATATAAAGCAGAATTCAGGCAAAACTATAAAGAAGAAAAGCTTAAAGCAGAATACAGAAAGAGAATTAAGCGTAATTTATCAAGAATCGCTTCGCTCGCAAAGCAAACAAAAACTAAACATATTCCTAATAATATGGTTGAATCAGTAAGAGATTTAGTCTATACCGTTACAACGGATACGAAGTTTGATGATATGATTCTTGATAAAATAAAAAATCTTAATGATAGTTTTACTCAGCTGAGTGCCAGCGAAACTGATACATATAACTATATTACCGATTTATACAATGATTGGTTAATGAAAGATTTAGCGGCTTTAGAAAATTCTATCGGAAATAAAACCGTAGCAATGTTAAATTCAAGAGAGCTTTCAAAGCTTGATGATGTTGTATCAATGACACTTACTACCATAGGAAAAGCTAACAAGCTTTTTGGTTACGAAAGAAACAAGACGATAGAAAAATCCGCAGCCAAGGTCAACAGCGAAATCGAAAATATATCTGTAAAACAAATTAAAAACAAATACTTGCAATCTCTTGGATATAATTCAATGAAGCCGGAATACTTTTTTGAATATCTTGGCAGTGATGAGTTGCTTAAACTTTACCGTGATGTCAGAAAAGGTGAAGATACATGGGCGGTTACTATCAGCGACAGCAAAAATTATGCTGATGATATTCGAGAAAAGTATAATTGGAAGAATTGGGATTTTGGAAAAATCACGGAGTATGAAGCTTCGTTAGGCGAAAAACTTAAATTTGATTTGGAAGATTTAATGGCATTGTACGCTTTTAGCCGAAGAGAACAAGCAAAAAATCATATTTTGCACGGCGGCATTAAATTTGCCGACACCAAGAATAAAAAGAAAAGCAATGAATACTCAACACATAAATTAAGCAAGCAGGACTTGCAATACTTAACTAATCTGCTTACGGAAGAACAAAAAGCATATGTTAGGGATATGGTTAATTATCTTTCAACTAAAATGGCGGAAAAAGGCAATGAAGTAACGCGCCAGCTTTATGATGTTGAGTTATTTAAAGAGCAAAATTATTTTCCGATGAAAGTTGACGGCGATTCACTTCCTGAAAAAAGCTCAATGATTAAAGGCTCTAAAAAAATAAAGAATTCAGGAATGACTAATGCAACGGTGGAAGGAGCAGAACAGGCTCTTATCCTTGACGGATTTGATAGTGTTTGGGCAGGCCATGTTGATGAAATGGCAAAATACCATGCTTTTACATTACCACTTGAAAATTTTGATAAAGTATATAACTATTCCGATATTGACGGTTCAAACAATTTAACTTCAATCAAAGAAAAAATCAAAAAGAATTACGGAAATGAAGCAATATCGTATATATCAAAGTTAATTGAAGATATAAACGGCGGTGTAATTCGCGAACCCGGTTCAGACATAGTTGATAAGCTTACGAGCTTATTCAAGAAAAATGCTGTTTTCGCTTCGGCTTCCGTTGCGGTTCAACAACCGTCGGCAATAGGCAGAGCATTATCAATCATTGACGCAAAGTATTTCGCAAAAACTACATTTACGAAGCGCAGTTATGATGAAATAAAAAAATATGCACCGGTTGCCATTATTAAGGAAATGGGATACTTCGATACCAATATGGCACAAAGCACAGTTGACTATCTTAACAATGCTGATTATAAGGGCTTGGAAAAAGTTCCTGCATTTTTTAAAGACGGTTCATTTCGCGATGAGGTATTTGGATTTACAGCTTCAAAGGCTGATGAAATAACCTGGTCGCATATCTGGAATGCATGCAAGGCGGAAACAAAGGATAAGTTTCCTGATTTATCAACTGAAGAAAGCTTGCAAAAAGCAGGGGAACGATTTACCGAGGTTATAACAAAAACGCAGGTGTATGATTCGGTATTTTCACGTTCTGCCCTTATGCGTTCAAAAAACGGTGCGGTAAAAATGGCAACGGCATTTATGGCAGAGCCGACTACTTCCCTTAATATGCTTGTAAATGCAACCGTTCAGGCAAAGCGCGGAAAGTTTAGTAAGAAGCAAGCTACAAAAATTATTGCTTCGCTTGTAATTGCCAGCGTTATAAACTCGTTGTTACAGTCAATAGTGACTGCTGCAAGAAATGACGATGACGACAAGACATATTTTGAAACCTATTTAGCCGAACTTATTCCGAACTTTATTGATAATGCAAATCCGGTTAATCAAATTGCATTTGTTAAGGATGTCGCAAATATTTTTAAAGGTTATGATGTTACAAGAGCCGATATGGATAGTGTAAGCGATTTGGTTAGTGCGGTAAAAAATCTTTGGAGCAATAACTTAACACCATGGAAAAAGGTGCAGAATATTGCGGGTGCACTTGGCGCATTTATTGGGTGGCCTATTGAAAATGTTGCGAGAGATGTTCGAAGTGTTTATAATATGGTGCATAAGGGAATAACAATAGGTCTTAAGGTAAATAAATCAGCTCTCAAATCGGCTACTATGGACGGTATCAAAGAATCGTTGGTTACTGATGATGTGCTTGCTATATTTGGCCTTGACTTATTCCCTGAAAAAGACAAAAAACAAATGATGTATGAAGCAATTGAAAACGGTGACAAGGAAATGTATAAGCGCCTTGCGGATAATGTTTCTAATCCGGATAACTACATTAAAAAAGGGTTGATTGAAAATGACAAGCGTGTTGCCGAAGCCGGCCTTGCATATTTAGATAGTGATATATCCAAAGCAATAAGTACTGCCAAGGAACTTGAAGATGACGGATTTAATTATGAGCTTTCATATAAAGCCATAAAATCGTATTCTTCTGAAATAGAAAAAGCAGCAGGATATAAAGCAGAGGGCGAAGATAAAAAATATAAGGAAGCACTTGAAACGCTTATATCAAGCGGAACGGATAAGAAAACTGTTGAAAAGGCAATTGATAAAGTTGATTTGAGTAAAGAAAGCAGTGACAACGAAAGCAAGCTATATAATAAGCAAGATTTAGTTAATGCTATAAACAGCGGTGAAAAAAGTACAATTGATACTGTTATTAACGGAAATATACAAACTGATATGAATAACGGTAAATCAAGAAGCGAAGCTGAAAAAAGTATTAAATCATCACTTTCAAGTGCTTTTAAAGAAGAATATTTATCTTCTGATAATTCAAAGCGCAGTCAGATTAAGACTAAGCTTAAATCAACAGGCTATTTTGACGATGAAGATTTTACAAATTGGGAAGCTTCGTCTTACAATACAGAAGCTATGGTTGAAGCATTTAAGTCAAATGATACAAGTACTATAAAAAAATATGTGAATGGCAGAATAAAAGCAAAAGTGAAAAACGGAATGACGCAGGATAACGCCGTTTTTGGTATAAGAACTTCTATTACTAATATGTATAAAGAAAAATATATCAAAGGTAACGCAGACGAAAAAGCAAAAATCATTACAATAATGACGAAAACAGGATTGTATGGTAATAGAACGGATGTTATTTCATATATCCAAAAATATTGGCTTAAATAACTAAAACGAGGGTGTGACGAACACCCTCGTTCTTTTTGTATAATTAGGTCAAGAGGTGATTATATGAATAAGCAATGTTATCGAAAATCGCTTGACTTACAAAAAAACGGAGTTCAGTGGTCCGTTGACATCAAAATAAATGATGTGAACTCACGAAAAATAGTGATTTCTTTAACTGACGGCGGAAAAACTTTTAATCTTGATGAAAATATGATTGTAACTGTATATGCCAAAAAGCCGGATGAAAATATTATATATTCTAATTGCAAAATAGAAAGCGGATTAGTAATTTTTGAGCCGACAAAGCAGTGCATTAGTGCGGAAGGCACTGTTAATTGTGAATTAAGGATTTACAGTGAGAATTCATCCGGCTCTCAATTACTTACTTCGCCGAGATTTAGTATTGAAGTGTATGGAGTTCTTTCTAACGAAGAACATCTTGTTTCGACTAATGAATATTCAGCGTTAACCGAAGCTACGATGAAAGCACAGGAAGCAACTGCTAAAGCAAATGATATTGCTGATGAAATTACACAAAAACTTGAAAGCGGAGAGCTTAAAGGCTCAAAAGGCGAACAAGGGCCTCAGGGTGAACAAGGAATCCAAGGAGTTCCCGGCACAACCGATTTTGCTCAACTTCAAAATCTACCAAGAACACTATGTTCAGGAACGCTTGAACTTACAGAGATTACAGACGGCGGATATGAAGCGAGTGATGTAACTTCTGTAACATATAACGGCGTCGAGAAGTTTAAACTTGATAAAGGTAATTTGCTGTTTTTAAAGGAAAACACAGTAAATATCCAAAACGGTTACGGTTGCTATTGTATAGATAACATACCCGAAGAGGCGAATGACGATTGGACGAAATATTACGGAGTTACGGAAAAAGAATTACAAGATGAACTTAAGACAGTAAATGCTGCGCTCAACAACCGTCAACACAGTTTTGATGCTGACAACGGTTTAAGTTTTAACAGAACCAAAACAATACTTTCGCTCAAAAACGGTTCAACGGTGTTAAAACAAGCAGATATGGCAACAGCCATAACCGAATCGGGCCGATATGACATTGCTGAAAGCGGCGATATGTTAATCGGATTTCCCGGCACAACCGACTTCACACCTTTTACGCTTAAAGTCAATAAAGGTGATATTATCAAGCTCCTTTTTGATGTGAATAAGAATGTTACAGATGTTCTTTATATAGGCGATATTTCACAAAATTACGGAGAAACCACAATAAATTATGCAGCACAAAAAGGATATTTTAAAAATTCGTTCTTCGATATTACTGCATTTGAATTGAGTGTTCATGCGGACGGAAACTGTTATCAACAGACAGAAATTTCAGAAATCAATGGCGATAATTGTATAAGCTTCGGCCACAACTTATATGATTTGACACTTCAAAACTTGAACATTCCAAGTGGAAGGCACAGGTTACTTGCATCAACAACCCGAAAAGATGAAAATAAGAATCCGATTTATGAGTTTGTTAATATGGGTAATGGTCTCATGCTTGTTAGTTCTGGTATGGACGGGCATTACCCAAGTTCAAAATTAACAATTGTTCCAGCGCAGCTCAATTTGAGTGAATCAAATATTACTTATGAACATGAGGGAACAAACGATGAAACACTAAAAGCGTTTGCTGAAAATGTATATTTATATATTGACGATTTATGGGCCAAAGTAGAAGCATTGGAAAAAGCTGTTGCCGCCAAACAAACAAATGAGCAAAGTGAGGCGACAACATGACGGATATAATTGCAGTTGCACTTGTAAGCTTGGTTGGAACGCTTGTCGGTACATTCGGCGGAATTATTACCGCTTCAAAGCTTACAAATTATCGAATTGAGCAGCTTGAAAAGAAAGTCGATAAGCATAACAGTTTTGCTGAAAAAATTCCACTGATTCAAAATGATATTAAGGTTGCGAATCACAGGATAGACGACCTTGAAGAATTATGCAAAGAACATTTTACAAAGTAAAGGAGTAAAAAATTATGAAAAATTACACATTAACAAAAGAAGCACTCATCAGAGTGGCAAAAACATTCATTCAGGCACTTATCGCTTTTCTTGTCGTCGCTTTGCCGACGATAGATTTTACACAGGAAAAGTCCGCACTTAAGGCGACGCTTCTCGGTGTTCTTGCCTCAGCGGTAGCAGCAGGCTTGTCCGCTGTTATGAACATTGAGCAGAAAGGCGGCTCAAACGGTATGAAGTTTTCTGCTTGGGTAAAGAAATTCATAGGCAAGAAAACAAACTATGACGGTGTTTACGGTGTGCAGTGCGTGGATTTAATTGACTGCTATATCCACGAATGCCTTGGACTTAATAAAGGCTTTTGGGGCAATGCGAAGTATTGGTGGACTAATCGTAAATCATCTGCGTGGCTCAAAAAGAATTTTGTTTTTATAACTCCAACTTACAAAAACGGCGAACTCAAAAAGGGTGATATTGGAATTAGAACATCAGGTACATACGGCCATATTTTTGTTATTGCCGAGCCTACCAAAAACGGTAAGGTGAAATATTATGACCAAAACGCTACCGGTAACGGCGATAAAATGACACTCAGAGAAAAGGCTTATAATTCTTCGACTGTAAACGGTATTCTTCGTCCGAAGAATCAAACAAACCTTAAGGAAGCCAAGATTTATAAAAATGTAAAGGCGAATGGCGGCCTGTTCGCATATAAAGCACTTGCAGATAAAGAAGCTTATACAATTATTTCAAACGGTGCAAAGGTTGAGCTTGTAACGGCTTCCGCCGGCACTAAGAAAATTAAAGGCAAAAAATATACTATGTCTAAAGTCAAATACGGCAGCGCTACATATTATGTTGCAAAGGCTTATTTAAAATAA